AGTAATTCCAGTATATGTTCCAGTAATTCTTGCATCTGCAATAGTTCCTGTAAGCTGAGTTGCTACAATAGATTTATTAGTTAAAGTTTGACTTCCATCAAGTGTGGCTACAGTTCCATCAATAGCTATATCATTTGCATTTGCTGTAATACCAGTACCACCAATAACATTAAGGGTAGCACTTCCAGAAGTTGCACCTCCTGTTAAACCTGTACCTGCAACAACTTCAGTTATGTCGCCAGTTGTAATATTTACAGTTTTCCATGTAGAACCATCATAAATTTTAAGGTCTGATGAACTTGATACAAAAGCTAAATCCCCTGCATCTAAACTTGTTGTTGGGTCATTAACTGAAATTCTATATCTGTTTGCAAAGTTATTTACATTTGTAATATTTGAAGCAACTGTATTTACATTAGCAATTGAACCGCCAACATTATTAACATTTGTAATTGCTCCTGCTACTGTATTAATATTTGATGAATTAGAATTTGTTGTGTTAATTGCAGTCGACATTCCTGATACAGTTGATACTGCACTAGAAATACCTGCAACTGTTGTTACATTTGAAGATACACCTGCTACTGTAGTAACATTACCAGAAATACCTGCAACTGTATTAATATTAGTGTTGTTACCTGCAACAGTATTTATGTTGCTAGAATTTGAATTTACTGCATTGATGTTAGTTGCATTACCTGCAACGGCATTTACGTTAGCAATATTATTTCCAACTGCATCTACATTTGTAATTGAAGTTGCTACTGTGTCTATTTCAGATGTAGTCTCATTAAGGTCATCTGCTACAGTTTCTACTTCTGAAACTGCTTCTTGTAAATCGTTTGCAACTTCTATAACTTTTGCAATATCTGCGGCAACAGTATTTACTGAACCAATGTTGGTTGCTACTGTGTTAATGTTTGTAGCGTTAGATACTGCTGAATTAATATTAGTTGAGTTATTGTTTACTGCTATGATATTAGCTATGTTAGCGTTAATTGTTGTTAAAGCTGTTTTGTTAGCGGTTGTTAAGAAAGTGTTTTCTAAATAATGTTTTGTAGCAACATCTTGATTGGAAGTTGGATTAGCAACATTTCTTATTTGTTTGTTAATTGCATTAAATTGAAAATCTGTACTTGAAATTTTAATTACGTCATTAGCATCATCAATGGCTTCTTGGCCCATAAAGAATGCTTGAGTACTGTCTGTATCTAAATCGTTTTCAGTAAGAACTGAACCCGCAGCATAATCTGTTAATCTTGTTGTTTGAGAAGTTTTTCTACGTATTTCTATAGCACTAGAACTAGCAGGGGCCGAGTCAAATGTTAAAGTAGTTCCCGCAGCATTTAATGAATAAGCTGTAGTAGCGACACCGTTGACACTAACAATTAAATCTGCTGCGTCTCTATAAGTATAAGATATAGAGTAAGCAGTTGTAGAGCCATTACCTGTATATCTTACAAATGAATTAGCCATTTATTCTCCTTTTCTTCTTCTAATATGGGGTCTTATTGTTTTAATTTGCGTCTGTTTGACGGTTTTCTGGTAGATGACTGTTTAATGTTCTTAGAAAGTTTTGTAATCCCCATAAATTTTGATAAGGGAGTATTCCTATAGCTTTCTGTCCGTCTGCTTGAGAGAACGTTCTTTCTGGATTAAACGTAGATTGAGATATTGCTTTCATAGTTGGTATGAACTTTTGAAATATTAAAGAATACGTTGGGTTTCCAGTTACTATGTTAGTATCAAGTCCACTTGTTCTATATCCAAATATAGGATTATCGCTAAACATACTGTTAACTGTGTTAGCACCTATTGGTAATATAGAAGCAAACGCAGCTCTTTGGAATGCTGCCTTCGCAATTGTTTCTGGATTTAATCTTCTATCATAAAATTCTTCTTTATTTGGGTGTGCTAAACCAACAACAGAGGCTTGAGCTGAAAACATCATTCCACCCCACAACATCGAATTCATAAACTGGTCAAACACAATAGCGTCTCTCATTTTTAATCCATAAAGAAATTGTTTGGCCCAAGATGTAAACATAAAACTTCTAAACTGATATGCTATCTGACCTAAATGTCCGTCTGCATTCATTCCAAGAGCTTTTAAATATCCAAAATAAGCTTTTTCACCTATATCTGCTTGTTGGACAACTCTATGAGCAATTCTTCTCATAGCCATAATATAAGTTGCTCTAGTTTCTGTTCCCCATTTATCAAAATTTGTTCTAGTTACTCTTGTTCCAAGTTCACCAGTTTCATATTTTGTATGGGTTTTAAATTCATTTAAAATTCTTTTTAACATAGTAGGACTAATACCTGCATCATTCATCCTTGCTTCAATTTGTTTGTCTGACATTCTGTTTTTTCCAAAACGCATTTTACTAAAAGGAACATTTCCTTTTCCTATAGCGTGTTTTGCAAAATTTTGTGTCATTTGAGAAATGGTTACAATTTGCATTGCTGATGTACTCATGAATTGACCAGACCATGTATTAGTAAATCTGTTTAACTGGTCTAATCTATTTTCTCCTACAGTAATTGAATCAGCAGCCATATCACTTCCAAAATCATCTAATCTGTTTGTAACTTGTTGGATAACCGAATGGTTACCTACACCACCAATAGTTTCATCTAATTCTTTAATATATTCATCAGCACGTTCACCGTTTTCTAAACGTTTCATCATTCTTCTTAATTCTGGAATATTTTCCATTGCAGATTTCCAACCAACAAGGCCAGTAAGGTTTCCCATCTCTGACATATTGGCAGAACCTACTTGGTTCATAACTCTTGAATAATTTAATTTACGAATAAAACGACCTATTGTTGCTGCTGCACTTCCAGGGTCGTCAGCTAATGGTCTTCCTTTTAAAAATTTATAAACCATATCTAAAGCTTGAAGTTCATTTTTCATTTTCCAAGTGTTTTTTCGACCTTGCCATCCTGACACGTTAATTTTACTTGTGTCATAATCTTTTACAATCTCATCTCTTAATTTTACAAAATCATTGTGAGACTTAATTCCTTTATAAGCTAAAGCCACATCACCCATCGCACCGTGTGTGTAATTCATAAACAAAGCTTCAGCATTGTTATCTAGTAAATCTGAAAAATTTGTTTTTCCATCTGTATAACCTTCATTAAATCTAATTCGTCTTTTTAAAAAAGAAGAACTCCCTTCAACTTGTCCAGGCTTTATTTTAAATATTTTATTAATTAATAAATCTATTTCTGTTTCATCCATATTAGTGTGATTTCTTAAAGCACTTCTTAACGTTTCTCTTTTTTGCATAGAAGTGACAATAAAATCTAAATTAACTCCGCCTCTAGTAAATTTTGAACGGTCAACTATTTCTATTAAATTGTCAGCAATAGTAATTTTTTGTGCTTGCGTTAATGGTTTTTGTTTTTTACCTTTAAGCATAACTTCATCAGAGTCATTCATAGCTTTTACTAAAAATGTTCTTAAATAATCTGGGCCGTGTTTAACAGTAATTTCTTTATATTTGATAGGGTTGTGAACTCTTGTTAAATAATTCATATTATCTACAATATTTTCAGCACCTTCTACGCCTGCAAGTTTAAGCATTTGTAATTGTTCATTTAACATGTCTCTTTGAACGTTAGCCATTTTATTAACTAGTTCTCTGCTTTTTTCAGTAGCATATCCAATTTCATTTAATGCAATAGTCTCACCCCTAATTCTTCTACCCACTAAATCATTAAACACGTTTCTAACTTTTAAATTATTAAAACTTGGCCCACCAAAAAGTCCTTTATATTCCCCTAAACTTTTTTGTTCCATTAACCATTTTTTTCCTAAATTTGTATGAGGAATATTATATAACATAAGAATTCTATCTACATTTTGGTCTTTAACTTCTGAAGCTGTCATCTGTCTTACGTAAGCGTTGTCACCTTTTTTAGGTGTAGAATCTCTAACTAACAAGCTTCCCATTTTTCTCATCTTGTTACTTAATGTAGAAGCTAGAGCTGCTGAAAAATCAAACCTGACTCCTCTTGCAAAATGTTCTGGAGTTAAATCAGCGTCTCTTAAAATGTTAAATTCAAACATTTTACCCCTGACATATTCATTTGCAGTGTTTAAATCTTCAAATTTTACAGGGTCAGAAGCTTCGTTCCAATTACATATTTTTTTTCCCATTATAGACATTTCCTTACTTCAACTGTTCCGTCTTTATTAATTTGCATAATCATTTCATCTTCTCCGTTATTTGTTCTGTTTAACATTACTTCAAACCTACCGTCTGGTCTTTTTTTAGTGGCTAATGCCATATCATAATTAGGGTCATACCAATCCAACATCCTAGTTCCATCTTGTTTTAAAGGGTTAGGATTGTCTGCTGTTATAAGTGGTGTGCTTTTATTTGGAGTCTTATTAATATTTAGTTCATCTACAATTTCTCTACTTAGAACCATTTTATCGTTTTGGGTTTTAACTACTTTTGATTTCTTATCTATTTTAATAA